AGGTGTTATTGATCGAATGAAAAGTGAATCATATCCTGCTGAATTCTCTTTTGATAATGGCGAATATTTTATTTGGAAACAACCTGAACCTAATAAGATATACACTATTGGAGTAGACGTTGCAGAAGGTGTTGGTCAAGACTTTACAATTGCAACTATATTAGATATAACAGATCTTGATCATATTGAACAAACTGCGATATTTGCTTCTAATAAAATTCAACCATGGATATTTGCAGAAAAATTAAATCAAATTGCGCGTTCTTGGGGCAGACCGTTTCTTTGTATTGAAAGAAACAAAGAAGGCGGACAAGTTGTTGATGCAATGATTAATGTTCATAATTATGATAACATTGTTACATTTTCTATGAAAAATGATAAACGTAATGTTTATCAGAGTCCTGGTATTTTTTGTCACCAAAATTCAAAATATACTGGTATTCAAAATATGAAGTATTTTATTGAAACTAAACAAGCGGTTAAACTTTATGATTTAACCACTATTCGTGAATTTGAAACATTTATTCGTAAAATTAATAAAACTTGGGGTGCTAAAAAAGGTTTTAATGATGATCGTGTAATGGCACTTGTTTGGGCACTTGTTATTCTTGAAAAAGATATTGCAGAAAAATATCTTGATATTATTGAATATGATGAGGCGGGTAAACCATCTGTTATTGTTGATCCAAATCAACATCTTGCAAATTTAAGTTTTCACAATTTATTAAATGATAACAAACCTATTCGTCATGTTGGTGGAGGTAGAGAATTTTCAATATTCTTTAATTATGAAGAAAATAATAAAGTTGATATTCCTGAAAAATATGCAGGAATGCTTTATGAACCATCTTGGGAATTTTTATAATAAATACATTTAATGTCTAACTCTCGACCAATATCTCCTAACCTAACTTGTCCTGTTCCAAAAGATGATCCAGCAGGATACTTTACCACACAACAAAGTCAGTTGAATGTAACAAGAAAAGATAAGTTTTTATTAATTATGGACATTCCCCCTATATTAAAACCTCTTATTCAAAAAGAAGATCGTTTTTGTCGTGGTGGTAATCTTGAAAGATTACAAATGAGTATTTGGGGTTTTGTTGTTCCAGAAATATCAATTAATAAAATTGATATTTCATACGGTGGTCAAGTATCTAAATTTTCTGGTCTTGCGCGTCCTGCATACAATCCTGTTGCTATTAACTTTACTGTAGATAATCGGTTTGATAATTATTATATTCTTTATAAATGGTTAGATATTCAAAATGATGACACTAAAGGTTATTTTGATGCTGATAATCTAAGACCTTGTTCAACAGGAAAAGGAACCGATTATAAATCTATTGTTACTGTTATGGCATTAGACGAATATGAAAAACCTACTGCAAAGTGGGATTATTTTGGCGCATTTCCAACAACGTTAGGTGCAATAAATGCAAGTTATCGAGAAACAGACGAATTAGAATCTACATTCTCTTTTGAATTCTCCCAGTTAAAAATGTCATTACTTTAAAAGATTTGAATGATAAATAAGATTTTTTCAAATTTTTATAAGTAGTCTTATAATGGCTACTAAACTAAATACACTCTTAGAAAGTCCCGGCATTTCCATTAACGAAAGAGATTTATCCCAAGTAACAGTTAACGCTGTAGGGACAAATGTTTTCGTTCCTGGTTTCATGCCACAAGGACCATCAGACGAACCAACTCCAATATCATCTCTTGCGGAATTTGAAGAAATTTTCGGGCTTCCTACAACTCCAGCAGAAAGATATTCACATAATTCAATCAAGCAGATTTTAACAACAAGCAATGCAAACGTTACCTTTACTCGTATGCCTTACGGTTCTGGTGCTGGTTACGGTTATGCAGAAACTTATAATGCGCTTGTTTTCCCTGTTGTTGGTCTTTCTGCAACAGAAATTACTCCTTGTTCTTTCTTCCAAAGCTTGCCACTTTCAACAATCCAAAGCGATTATCCTTGGCTTATTGATCAGTATATTAACCAAGATCAATGCTATGGTTCATTAAATATCAACTGTACTCTTGCTTCTCAAACAGAAACACCTAATTATATTTATATTCATAACACTCCTGCTGAATATAACACTGTTTTAAAGAGTATTAAATTCATTGCAAATACAGGTGCCTCTACAACTGGAGTCAAGATTTTCCAATTACGTCCAACTGTATCTAATGGTGTAACAACATTCTCAGCAATTAGAACATTTGAGTTATCTGCTGCTTCTTTAAGTGCAAATATTTCAAAAACCGCAGCAACAAACAGTGGTGAAAGCGTATTTACAGTCTCTCTTACAAGTGCTGGTACTCCTGGTTTAACTTCTATACCAATAACACAAGGTTTCCTTTCAGGAACCACACTTGCAGGTGTTTATGTTCCAACAAATGATGTATTTGCATCATATTCTACAAATGCAACCTTAAAATTCTTTTATGCATCTCCTGATGTAGCAAACTCATATTATACAGGTTTATCAACTATTAGCTCAACTTATATTGTTGCAAATTCTGCATTAGATAATGCAAATCAAGATTTCCTTATTCAGTTTTGTGGAACTCCAGTTGATGCAGGTCTTACTTGCAACACAATTACTGCAATGGGTCTTGAAGTTCCTGAAGAATATCGTTATAACTTCTCTACTCCTTTAGGTGATGCACAACTTAATGATTGTAATTTTTATGCAATCGGTGATCCTATTTCTAAATCACTAAATGCAACCGAATATCAACTTCTCCAAAACAATCAGTTTAACTGGAAATGCGGTTTCGCAATCAACGGTAATCCTGCTCTTGACATTCTTGGAAATGACGTTCGTGGCGGTATCGTAGTAATTAATAAAATTAAAAGCGCACAACTTGATGACTTTTCTGGTCATTATCTTGCTCTTAATGATAACCTTAATGTAAACCCTGCTACTAACTTTGATGATATTACTGGTGTTTCTGGTTACTATAATGCAATTTGTCCTGGCGTTTCAGGTTCATGGGTTGATGTTCCAAATGAAAGACTTAACTTTAAAGTTTCTTCAACATTTGATGAAGATGTACAATCTATAACTGAACTCGTTCACCAAAACGTAGGTGTAGAATTTGGAAATGCGACATATAATGATTCGTTAATCATGAGTCTTTTCAAAGTTCGTCCTGCTCGCTTAACAGATACTATTAATAAACTTGACCAAGTTCGTCTTGAACAGTTTGTTGGTTCTCTTAACTCAAATCGTATGGTTGCAGATGACTTTGGTGGTCCTCAACGTTCTTTCTTCCTTGAGAAAACTGTTAATAACGGTTCTTCTTATCTTGAAGTTTATGTTAACCCTTATCTTTCTGAAAATAACTGCTGGGTAAATGAACAAACAGGTCTTCCACGTAAAACAGTTCGTATGTTCCGTGAAAAAACCGCAAGTATGTTCACAAATTACAATTCACAGCTTGCACTCAAAGGATTTGCAGATAAACTTTATGGAACAGGTTCTTATACTCCTGAGTGTTCTGATGCAGTATTTAACCTTTGCCTTAAAAAGGACATTGGTAATCTTCCTGCAAAACTTGAAAGAACTCTTCGTCAAGTAGAAAACCCTGTAGACTTCCCAATTGATATTACAATCGACAATGGTTTATCAACAATCTGGGCAACTAAAGCTGCTGTAGCAACTGATTCTTGTATCACTGATCCAAGCATTTGTTACAACTATGATGACACTTATTATGTAAACACTGATTCTCTTAGCCCATATGACGGCACAGTTATGAATAGTGCATTACAAGATAATTGGGAAACAATCTACAATATCTTTGATTCTTTTGCAAGATACACAAGAAAAGCTGCTGGTGGTATTCCGAATGTTCACATTCAAGATCCTCTTCGTCAAATCTTTGTAAATGGTAAAGATTTCAAAGTAGTAAGTCGTCAAAAAGGTCTTTATATTGATCCTAAGACAAATCAACCAACTGAGCAATATGCAACATTTGGTCGTAATATTTACTCTTACCTTCGTAACCTTTATCAAGGAATTAACTCTTCTTACAGCATCTCGTATGCAAACTGGATTAAATCTTTTGATTCTACATCAGATTCTTTCACATGGTTCGGTCCTTCAGCATATGAAGCTGCACTTTATGCAAGAAACGAAGCTGCACAATATCCTTGGACAAGTCCTCTTGGAGTTTCTAACGGATTGCTTGCAAACGTAAATGATCTTGGTATTAATCCTAACCAACGTGAACGCGATCTTATTTCTCGCATCGGATTGAACCCAATCGTAAGATTCCCAGAAGGAAATCTTAACTGGAATTCAACTACTCTTCTTAAAGAAAGTACCGCATTAAAAGAAATTTCTGTTCGTCGTGGAGCACTCTGGCTTGCTAAGAGTATTCAAGCAAACCTCTTACAGTTTATTGGTCAACCAAACACTGTTTCAACAAGAGGTCGCATCAGCAATACTCTTCGTCCAATTCTTGAGTTTATGAAAGATAACGGTGGTGTTTATGACTACTTGCTTGTTTGTGATGATAGAAATAATAATGCTACAACAATCGACCAAGGAATTCTTAATGTTGCAGTTTATATCAAACCAACTCGACCAGTTAAGTTTATTCTTGTTGATCTTGTAATCACTGGAACTGGTGTTGACTTTAACGAGCTTATTTAAACTAAGCTGAAAAAAGAAAACCCCGCTTGAAAAAGCGGGGTTTTTTATTTTTAATTAACTCATATATTTTCTATATGGTAAAAATAAGTGTCGATCAAACAACAATGCAGGCATATTAAAACCTTCTTTTGTTTTAGCTATTTGTTTAGCAGCACTCTCATTACCAACCGAATTATAATAATTTATAAGTTTTTCCAAAGAAAGATCAATAGAATTAAATAATCCTTGAATATCTCTTACTTTAATTATAAAAGGAATTTTAGAAAAATCTTCACTGGAGGTTTCTTTTCTTAAAGAAATATTAAATTTATCAAACACACGATCTACAAGTTCTTTTCTTATAATTTTAATAACACCTTTAAATTTAGGATCAACATTAAAGGTTTTTAAAAGATGATAAGATTTTAAAAGATTATCTCTTAATTTCATTATTTCTTTTTCAACAAGGTCATCATTTACTTCAGGATTTACTGTATTTTTAAGGTTATAATTTCTTGGAAATACATTTTCCATATACAAGTCTTCTAAATCTTTCATCTTATTTTTTTCTCCTCCTTCCACTTTTCAAGTCTTTTATAG